ACTGATGGTAGAACGCTACGCGCTCAACCAGAGTTTAAAGCAGTCCTAGATAATCTTGCAGTTTCTGTAATCAGAGACCAGAGCCAAGCAAGGTATGACCAATACCAACTTGCTCAGAGTGGTGATACATCTTACAAGTATGCTCGCGCATTAACTCTAATTGTCAACAATGACAAGTACATGGCAAAGAATTCTGATAGCCAATACTTGAAGGATGCCAAAGAGTTTTTAAGTGCTCGCAGTCTGTTTGTTCAAGTTTACCAGATGTTGCCAGACTACGACCCACGTAAGGCTATACTGTCAGACAACTACAACTCCTGGATACAGGCAAATGTTGGACAATGGGACGGTAACTTGCAAACTATTATCACACGATATTTCGACAATGACTCCCTAAAGGCGGTTAACTAGTATGGCTCTTACAAAAGACGAAGCGTTGTTTGACAGCGTTGGTAATAATAATGGCATATTAGACCCAGACGAAAAACAAAAGATGGACCAACTTGGTCAGTACCTCAATGTAAACGAATTAACCAAGACCAACAATCCCAAGTCTGGTACAAGTTCATCAACTACAAAGACTAAGTTAACAACCAACACTGCTCGCGCTCTTATGGAGTTGGCTGCAGAAAATGCTGGTTATGCTGGTAAGTTCTCAACAGCAGATATTACACAGTTTATGGAAGAGTTTGATGCTGAGCAGAATCGACAAATTGAAAAGGTAATTACAACTACCAATCAGAAGTTGACACCTGGTGGAACCGACCAAGGCGCAGTTGATAAAACATTTGAGTCTACTGCAAAGACAGAGTTCCCATCATTCTTTAATCCCTCACAGTTCGCACAGGACTGGGTATGGAACAAGGTTAACTTCAAAGATGAGAAGACACTAGGTGCCAAGTCACTAGAGGTTCTCTCTCAGGTTCGTGGACTTGTTGATTCATTTCAACTTCTTGGAGTATCTGATGCAGAGGCAAAGGTTGCTGCAAAGCAGATTGCAATGGGCAAGAAGACTCTTGCAGAGTACACAGTTGAGTTGCAGAAGGTTGCAATGAAGGAATACCCACAGTTTGCAGACCGATTCAAGTTAGACCCAACTCTTACAACCTATGATATCGCATCTCCTGCGATTGACATCGTTGCACAGGTGCTAGAGATTGACAAGAAGTCCGTTAAGTTAGACCACCCAGTTGTTCGTGCCTATACAGACTATGCAGGACCAGATGGCAAGGGAACTCCTCCATCACGCTACCAACTAAAGTTGATGGCTAAGAAACTTCCAGCATACAAGGAAACAGAACAAGCAAACGTTGAAGCACGTAACAGTGCTGAATCACTTGGCAAAGCGTTAGGATTTGGAATATAATGGTACAAAGAGACCCATATCAATCAAGCATTCCAACTCCTGTTGACGAGTCAACCAAGTTTCAGCAAAAGACTGGTGCTAAAAGTTCTGTAGCGGTTAACAAAGCAGCAGCAGAAAAAGCGGCTGCAGACAAGGCAGTAGCGGACAAAGCAGCGGCAGATGCTGCAGCAGGAATTAAAAAGGCTGGAACAATCCTACGCTACAAAGCAGGAAGCAAGTCAGGATTTGTAATCCCAGTATTTGCCGATGGCAATGGTGGAGAGTTTGATGGAGAACAAGTACCTAATCCAGCAGTAATTGATTCAAGTGGTTATACTCCTGGTGGTAAGGTCCCACAATCAATTGCAACATTTAGAAACACAATGGCAACTATCATGGGTGGAATTAACCCAGAAGACCTTGTATGGATTGACGAAATGTACGAATTAAAACAAGGATACATCGATACAGGTTCAACCCCAGAAGAAGCAGACAACCTAGCCCTTAATGAAGCAAAAGCAAAGGGTAAGGCTTCCCCGTTCGTAAATCGTTTTGAAGCAATCTTTAAGTTGCAAGACCGCCTTAAGGGTGGCGAAGCAATCGATGTACCAACAATTGCAGAGTATGTTAAGTCAGAACAAGCACTTGGTACTGTCTTTCGTGATGTTGGTCTAGGTGAACTAGCCAACCAAAAGACTATCAGCAAGATTCTTGGAGAAGCAGGTAAGTCTGTAGCAGAGGCTACTCGACTTATTGACAATGTATTTAGCAGAATTGACAACGCCCCTAAGGCACTCAAAGATGACCTAGCAAAGTACTTCCCTGGAGCAGACAGAACATCTATTGCAAAGGCACTATTGCTTGGCAAAGAAGGTGCTCAAGAACTCGAGAAGAAGGTTGCTAGCATTGAACAGTTCTCTGCTGCTAAGTCTCAAGATGTTAACATTGACCTAGCAACTGGAGCAGAACTTGCTGTAGGCGGTGCTACATACGCTACATCACTTGCCAACTTTGGTAGAGTTAAGAGACTAGAGCGTGGACAAATGCTTGGCAGAGCCAATGCTATTGACTTCACTCAACAAGAAGCAATCAATGCTACATTTAATCAAAATGCTGCAGCACAAGAAAAGATTCGCAAGATTGAAGAGGCTGAAATTAATAAGTTTAAAGGCTCTCCTGGCACAGCAGGTAGCAAGAGTCTAGCATCTAAACTAAGAGCAGAAGTAATATAATAGAATCCTGAACGGACCTATCGGCCCCGTCAGCGTAATAGACCGATAGCAAGAGCCAGCCTAGTTCCCCGACTAGATACTGTGGCTTGCGAACTAACTACGAATAGAAGGGTGGCGTTGCTATGAGCAACAACTACTGGGATGATGAAGACGATGACCTCGATACCGAAGTCGAAACGCAAACAGACGGAAGTGACTTACTTAAAAAGTTGCGAAAGGCTAAGCGTTCAGATGAGAAGCGTATTAAGGAACTCACTGAGCAACTTGAGAATTACACCAAGGAGCAGCGTGAGCGAACTGTCAAAGAAGTCCTTGAAAAGAAGGGCGTTAACCTAAAAGCAGCACGTTTAATCCTAAAGGATATTGACGATTTTAGCGAAGAGTCAGTGAATAACTGGCTTGAAGATAACTCTGATTTATTCGGATTAACACCTGCAGAAGAAGCACGAAAGACTAATGAGCACGACCGCGCACAATTGCGTCAACAGGACTCATTAACCAGCAATGCTGTAACGCCTGACAGAGCAGAAGATTTAGATTACAAATTAGGTGCTGCAGAAAGTGCAGAAGACATTTTATCTATTCTCCGCTCACAATCATAATGTCCGTTCATAGTCACTTGGAGGTGACAAACTAATGCCTACATCATACACAGGCACAACATCAACAGGCGCTGCTTCCCTCGGAGGTACCGCAGGTGGTGCTGGTTTAGTACAGAAGGCGTATGACCGCCTTGTCGAATTCGCTCTCCGCGCCGAACCACTAATTCGTTCAGTTGCAGATAAGCGTCCAACTAACCAGTCAACACCAGGTTCAACAGTCGTTCTACAGAAGTACAACGACCTATCACAGGCAACTACTGCTCTCACAGAGACTGCTGACCCAGATGCAGTTTCATTGACAACACCAAACACAGTTACAATTACTCTTAACGAGTACGGTAACTCTGTATTGGTAACACGTGCTTTGGAACTCTTCTCACTTGCAGACGTAGACCCAGCAGTTGCTAACATCATCGCATTCAACCTTGCCGATTCTATCGACACAGTTGCAATGGCGACACTAGGTGCAGGAACTAACGTAATCTACTCAGGTTCAACTGCAACATCATCAGCAACAATTTCTGCTGCTGCAACACTAACTTCTGCAAACATCCGTAAGGCTGTTGCAAAGTTGCGTGCTAACAAGGCTGCATACCGCAAGGGTGCAATGTACTGGGCTGGAATCCACACAGAAGTTTCTCACGACCTTCGTGCAGAGACAGGCGCTGCTGCATGGCGCGACCCACACAACTACCAGACAAATGAAAACATTTGGGCTGGTGAAATCGGTTCATACGAAGGTGCATACTTCATCGAGTCACCACGTATTGCTTCTGACAAGATTGGTGCAGACCAGACCGCACTAACAACAACTGCTGTAACAGTTGCAGGAACATCTGCTGGATTTACATTCGGCGTTGCTTCATCTGCTGTTATCGCAACACGTGCTGAAGTTGGTGACAAGATTGCAGGAACAGGTATCGCTTCAGGTGCCAAGATTACTGCTATTGCTACATCAGGTTCAACAACAACATTCACAGTTGACACAGCACACACTGCTGCAGTAACTGCAACAACAACAGTTACAGTAACTCCAGTAACACGTGTCTAC